ATCGGCAAGATCTGTATCAAGATTTGAAATAGCAATCGCATCTGTTATGCTAAAAGAAATAACAGTATTGCTTACATCTTTATAAAACAAAACTCCATCAGCATAGTTAATTGCAAGCTCCCCGTGCTCTAATGAATTAGCGGCTGGAGCCGCATTGGCAGTCCCAGATCTTTTAAGTTTTACAATGTTAGCCATTGATTCTCCTAATTAAAAAGTACCACCATCAACAGTAACATTGTCAAGATTTGTTCCACTCAACACCGTTGTTCCATTAATTTTAAAAACCTTTCCAGATGCAAGATTGATGTGCTCAGATGATGTCCAAGAATCAGTTGCATCAACCCAGTTCCAAGTCTTATTGGAAGCACCAAGAATTGTTAAACCAGCGCCATCTGCTGTTGTGTCATCTGGGCTGGCAACATTTGCCAAAACAACATTCTTATCTTCAACAACAAGAGTTGATGTGTTAAGAGTTGTTGTATTACCCTGTACAGTTAAATCACCAGTTACAGTAAGGTTGTTTGAAATAGTAACATTTGCTGGCAAGCTCAGTGTTACTGCACCAACTCCAGAGTTGGAAACTGTAATTTCATTTGCAGTACCCGACAAGCCAGTAACAAGGTTTGTTGATCTATCACTAATTTGAGAAGCTGTAATTGAAATTGTTGAATTAGCAGCAGCTGTCAAACGACCTTGTGCATCAACAGTGAATGTTCCAACAGTTCCTGAACCACCATAGCTACCAGCAGTAACCGCTGTGTTGTCAAGATTAATCGTAACTGTATCGGTAGCCCCGGCGCTTGATGTTAATCCGGTTCCACCTGCGATTGTTAATGTGTCTGTACCACTTGAAATCGTAACAGTGCCGCTATCGCCAGCGGCTGTAAAAGATGTTGCAACATTAGATATTGCATTGTCAACATAAAGTTTTGTTGCTGCATGCCCATTAGCAGATGGCGTTGCAACAGAAACGGTTCCAGAGAATGTTTTATTACCAGTAACTGTTTGTTCAGTTCCAAGCGTGAGGTAAGCACCATAACCAGCAATGGCAATAACAGAAGTCGCTGAGCCTCCAGCGCCACCAGTACCTGTTCCGTAATAAAGAATATTATCAGCTTCGTTAAAAGCTAATTCTGCATTCTCTAAACTTGTTGGTGCGCCAGCTGCTCCTGCTGATGACCTTCTTTTAATTCTTAATGTATTTGCCATTAATAGTTTCCTCCATCCATAAGCAGATTTGCTGCGCTATGAACATGGTCGGCTCTAGCCGCCACATTGCTTGTTCCAGCACTAGCAGTTCTTGCGACATCCGCTGGGGCCGTATTACTTAAACTTAAACTTGCTAAATTAATTGTACCACTACTTTGACTTAACACAGTAGTGCTAACTACTTGAGAAACATTAGAAATGTTATTTGCATAAACTTGGACTGTGGTTAAATCAGGCATTATCGCGTAACCTCACCTGTCACAACAACATTCCCTGTTAAAAGGGTTGTAACAACAGCACCGTTGGTTTCTTGAAAATCATACACATAAGTCCCAGAAGCTATATTGGAAGTAATGTTTGCAGCCAAACTAAATGCAACAACGCCATTAGCTCCATCTGTTATTTGAGTAGTGAAAGTTGCTGTAACCGTATTAGAGGATCTTTTTTTTCTAATTTGACCAGCGTATGATCTTGCTGAAATATTTATAACAGCATTAGCACTGTCTTTTAATGACAGCTGGTGAGCATAGGTGTCGCCTTGATAAATTTCAATATTTCTCTCTGCAACCATATTTTCTCCTATGTAATTTTATATCAAATTACTTAAGAGAGCAAAGCCGCCCATGTTGCTTGATCAACAACACCGTTAACTGGGAGTTTATTTTTCTCTTGAAATTTCTTAACCATTTCTTCAGTTTTTGGCCCAAAATCTCCATCAGCTCCTGCCGAAAAACCCTTTTGAGTCAAAAGAGATTGCAATTTTTTAACAGCTTTACCCTTGTTTGGTTTGGAAATAATTGGCAAAGAAGACGGATCTTCTTTGCTCTCGTTATTAACAACAACATTTTCTTGTTTTTTAACCGCAGCAGCTTCGGCAGCAGCTTTTTGCTCTGCTGGAGTCCCGAAAATACCTGGGTCTTTTGGATTGAGCGCAAGCCATTCTTTAACAGCTTGAGGAACTTGATCACCCTCTGTATAGCGTATATGCCAGGGTTCGCTTGGAACCACTTCCCAAGACCATCCAAATTTACGAACATTTGCGATAAGCCAATTAAGACGCTTTTTCTCGCTTGCTGAATGAATATCAACAGCAAGACCAAGATTATGATTTGATTTTCCTGGTGTAGCCATCATCGCCATACCTCTCTTGAGATACCAGGTTTTGCCCTCAAATGTTTTAGTGCTTTGATTAGCTACAGGCTCTAATTGATATCTTTGTAAAAAGCCGGCCTTTTGGCTATCATAACTTCTATAAGTATCGCCCGAACTTGTGGGCTTTAATTCAACACCGTCTGCTTTAGCAGCATCCACCATCGCATTCCATGCATCCGCCGCAAGGTAGTGCAATTGACCGCCTTGAGGGATTTTACGGAGGAGCGATGGGTGGAGTTTGCCAGGCTCTACATTTTTTAAACTAATTGGTAATTTAATTGGAACAACGATATCCCATTCTGTTTTACTCATGTAGACTCCTTAATTAATATTACTTGCCGCGACCAAAAGCTGGATCACTTGGATTCAGCCATCGCAAGATTACTGGAACAACTGCAGCCAATGCTGCTGCGCCAATATCCTTTGGATTTGTGTTTCCCGTCATGTATACTGCAAGACCTGCTGCAACGCAGGACCGAGCATAAGACGCTAACATCTTCTTATTATTCTCACTTAACAAACTAGACATGGATCACCCTCCTAGCACCCATTGGTGCCAACTACAAGTATACACCACCAAGTTTTAAAGGTAAATCAGTCAATATCGTTTTTAAGTATTTGATGAGTATAATGCACTATACAAGCAACTACGGTTGAAACTAAAGCAATAGTTTGTGTTACACCAGAAAGTGTGTAATATACAACAACACTACCTGCAATTGTAAATGCAATACCAGCAGTTATATCCCATAGTTTTTTAACAAAACCCAACCAATCAAATTGTTTCATCTCTATATCCTCCTTAATATAATACTTGTAAATGCTATTTTTAGCATAATCTGTATCGTCATCATCCCCGCCAGATATTTCACCAGCCATCTCTTGTTCTTCTTCTCTTCTTGCAGCATCATTTGGACTACCGCCTGAACCACTACCACTTCCACCAGAACCACTTGGGGAAGACCCTCCGGCTAAAGTATTTGCTGCGACAGTTGCTACAGCAGCAGCTGCAGCAATAAGCAATCTGCGATCACCGGTATCTACTGTTGAACCAATAGCAACATAATCATCAAACACACCTTCAAACACATTTATTTCTTCTTCAAATGCTTCTTTAACTTCTACCGGAGCTTCTTGAACTGCCTCTACAATTGCAGCCCCGTCTTCTGCCGATACTTCTGATGCAACAACAGCACCAAATACTTCTGTTGCTTGCTCACCATCAATGCTTTCCAATACTTTTGAACTTGTTGCAAGTTCGGTTGCTTGTTCTGCATTAACCCCGCCTTCTTGTTCAATAATCAAAGTAACAACTTCTGAGACTTGTTCTTTAGAAATAACTTCGGATTCAAGTACATCAACAACCGCTTCAAACTTTTCTTCATCAAGTTCTGTTTCCAAAACAGCAGTAAATGTTTCAATCAAAACTTCGTCAGTTACAACCTCATCAAAGATGGCATCAATAACAGTTCCGAATTCTTCAGCGTCAAGTTCACCAGCAAGGACCTCTTGTGCTAATTCAATTGTTTGTTCATCTGAAAGGTCGGCATCAAATACCGCATCAAAAACTGCTGCCAATTCTTCTCCGGACAAGTCTGTTTCTAGAAGGTCATCCACAACTGCATTCATTTGCTCAACAGATGCGTCTTCACTAAACACCGCTTCCATAACCGAAACAAGCTCTTCTTCACTTAAGTCCTCAGATAGCAAAGATGTAATTACTTCGGTTACTTGTTCGGCATCCGAGATGTCTTCAAATACCACATCAAGTACAGCTACAAACTGTTCGTCAGAAATATCAGCATCAAGAAATGTCTCTAGGACTTCAGAGATATCTTCAGTTTCAGTTAAATTATCAAAAATTACATCAATTGTATTTTCAAAATCATCATCAGATATTTCGGTAAAATCAACATCTATTATTGCTTCAGCAATATCTTCAACAGAAGCATCTTCTGGCAGGTCGTTGAATACCTCTGGCAAAGTGATATCATCAACATATGTGGTTTCTGGATCTTCTACTTCTACCGTTTCAGGCTCTGTTGGCTCTATTGTTATTATTGGTAAAGTTGTTTCTGTTGATTCCCACTCTTCTGGAATGGTCGCTACTGGCTGTTCAGTTTCAGGTAATGTTTCTTCTGGAAGCGTCACCGTTGTGGATTCTGTTTCAGGTTCTGTCACTACTACTTGTGGTGGTGTGGTGTCTACTGGGTCTGAAACGGGTTCAGAAGGGCCTGTAGAGCCTCCTGAGTCATTTTCTACAGGGGTTGGGGTTGTTGACGGGGTTGTTGTATTTATAAAAACAGTGGTGGTTGTACTGCTTGTGGTGGTGGTTGAAGTTGTAGAAGTCGTTGTAGCCCCAGCGGTTGTCGTTGGTGCAACGGTTGGAGCCGTTGAGTTATTTGATGGTACTCCACCAAATGACGAGCAAGTTCCGGATACACATTTTTGTGTTGAACCATTTGTGTTGTCAATAATCAACACTGGAGACAAAGCAGTATCTCCAATATTGAAAACAGCAAATCCTAATTTATAAATACCGGTAACTGAAACTTCATATGTTGATGTCTGCCAGCCAGTTGCGCCATATGAGTTTGTTGAATAATCTCCTGTCCCCGGATTTGTGAAACCGAGCAACGCATACGATCTAACATAATTGTTAACAGTAATAATTGGCTCTTCATTAGCCATTCCAGATACTGGAATTGTAGTTGTTGATTCAACTGTAGTCGGGGGAGCAACAGTTGTTGTTGACTCAACCGTAGTTGTTGGGGCAACCGTTGTTGTTGATTCAACGGTTGTAGTTGGGGCTACTGTAGTTGTGGATGCAATTGTTGTAGTGGATTCAATTGTTGTAGTTGGGGCGATAGTAGTTGTTGACGCAAGGGTGGTTGTTGATGCAAGAGTAGTTGTACTACTTGTGGTAGTAGTTGTTGGAGCGGTAGCTGAAACAAAAATTAGTGATGTTATTGAACCGTCATTAAAAGGAACATAGTCTGTCCCCAAATAATTCCAAGACATTGTGTATGTCGTGCCGGCTGTTAATTCAACTTCTCTTGTAATCCACGCAGCGTCTGTTGGGTTAGAACTTCCACCAAGACCGGCTTGAGCGTCTGCTGTAAGAATTGCTTTGATCGCTGTTTCATCACTGCTTGAAAGACCAAGAGCAGTTCTTGCTTGAGTAAAATTTTGTTCATTTTTGGGTTGCAAAGCAACAGCATACCCTCCAGTGTTTGGCTGGAATGTCCAACTACCTGCTGGAACTGCTGGAGCGTAATAAGGATTTGGCTCACCGTTCTTTAGAGGGTTTCCGATGGCTTGATGAGAAGAATGGTTGAATGTTCTTGACCCGCTAAAAATAGTTACACCAGTACCACCACCACCAATATTTGTAGCATTTAAATTTCCGGTTTGATTACCCTTTGACCAACCAGTAAAAGTATTGTCTTCAAAACCAGCATCGGGTATTGGAGTTGGTTCTTCGTTTGCACTAACTTGTTGTATCGGGGCAATAAGCCCCATGAAAGCCAATGCAAATGGCAACCATGATATTTTACGCCCGAAAGCTGAACGAACCTTGCGAGGGATATTCATTTTATTCTTCTATAAAAATACATTCACCTGGGCAATCTTCAGCCGCTTCAATTACATCAGCTAACCTTTCGTCTGCGAAAGAAGCGACTCCGCCTGCTCCTTCCGGATTGCCTCGCAGTTTTGAATATATCTTCCCATTCTCTTGAACATACGCCAACCCATCCTCCAGCATGATGAACACATCCGGAGCAATTTCTGCGCACAGACCATCGCCAGTACATAGGTCTTGATCAATCCACACTCGCATTATTTTTTACCATTGCGTTTTTTTAATAATGCGTCAAAGTCTTTTACTTTGGTTTCCCCCATATAACCCCATGCATAGCCTTCATCAATCAATGTTTGGTTAATGG